TCCGTCCGTCCGCCGTCCTGTCCACCCCGGACGGACGCCGGACGACGACAGGACGAGCCGGACGGACGCCGGACGAGCGACGAGACGAGCCGGACGGACGCCGGACGAGCGACGAGACGACGACGAGCGACCGCCCCACGACGAGCCGCGCAAGAGCGGCGGACGGCGCGAGAGCCGGACGAGCGACGAGACGACGACGAGACGCGCCACGAGACGGCGCGACGAGCGCGCCACGCGAGCGGACGCGCCCCACGCCACACGCCACGAGCAGAGCAAAGACGGACGACAAGCAGAGCGGCGGCTTTTTTCTTTTGTTTCTTGTCTTTTGTTTCTTGTCTTTTGTTTCTTGTTTCTTGTTTCTTGTCTTTTGTTTCTTGTCTTTTGTTTCTTGTCTTTTGTCTTTTGTCTTTTGTCTTTTGTTTCTTGTCTTTTGTTTCTTATCTTTGTCTGCCGGGGGGCGGCCCCCCGGACCCCCCGACCCTGGCTTCTCACGCGGGGCTGTTGGTGGGCACCCCCTTACCGGTTTTTCGCTAGACGTATTGTTTCCGGAAAATTTCAACTAAAATTATAGACCTAGACGCCTCGACCCTCGTTGAGGTATGCTTAAGGATGACGAGAACGAGCGGAGCCGGAGCGTCTACGGTATTTTATGGGTACACCGGCGGGTTTGGTCCCCCCGCGGTTGTGAGACCCCGGCTTCCGCTTGTTACACAAAACCCATGTCACAGATTAAAATCGCCATCGACGCCGGACACGGTCTTTCAAACAAGACCAAGGGCGTTTACGACCCCGGATTTGTTGAAAACGAAGTTCGGGAGTGTGACATCGCCTACCAGTTTGCCTTGGCACTCAAAGACCGATGCGCCGCCAACAACGTACCTTTTTTCATGACCCGACCGTTGCCGGAATCACCTTGTCCGGTAGTTCGACGGGCCATGATGGCGGCTGATGCGGGCTGTACTCACTTTGTGTCCATCCATGCAAACCAATGGGATGACCCCAACGTAAACGGCGTCGAAGTTTTCATTCGAAGCGACAAGTCCAAGTCGTGGGGAGAAACGCTACTGGGAGCCGCGCTATCGATGTACCCGAAGCCAAAAAGTCGCGGCGTCAAACGAGACAGCGAATCGCAGTATTCTAAGCTTGCCGTTCTCAACTTTGAAAACCTGAGCAAAAACAACGTCGGTTGTTTGGTGGAGCTTGGGTTCATGTCTAACCCTAACGACTTAAGCATAATCACTAAGCGAGAGTCACGGATAATCATGGCGGATGCGTTTATCTCGTCCGTAGTACGTCAATGGCGATGAAAACTCAACTCCAACTGTGGCATCTCGTAGTTAGCTTGATCTTTGCGGTCGGCGTCCCCCTGGTTGGCGCGGTGGTTTGGGTGACCAACGTAAACGCCCAGATTACGCAGATCAAAGTGGACCAGCAAACAACCCAAGAGCAGATTAAAGACCTGGCAAAAAGCATCGATTTGGCGCAAGACCGGAACCAAGTCATCATTGACGCCATTCGAAGTGACATGACTGGAATCCGGACAGAGTTGGCCAATCTGAACGGGTACTTGCGAGGGAAGGCCGGAAAATGAAAAACCCGATGATTATCTTGTTTTCGATGCTTGGGTGTGTGGCTGTGTCCGTATCCCAAGACATTGCGGCTTGGAAAAGCTGGGGCGACGCAAAGTTTAACTGGAGCGTTGCGTCGTGGCGGTGGTTCCAGGCTGCAATTATTGGGCTGTGCGCAGGGATCACGGCCACGCAAACGGTGAATTAATATGAAATACAGAATCAGGATCAAAGCCAACGTCGTTTTCCGCACGGGCGGAATCAACATCTTCGGTTGGCGAATTGGCGCAAAAACCCACACACTTCCGCTCGACTGGACCATCGACTTGGACGAAAGCAACCTGTCTGCGTCGATGAATCTGTTGGGCTACCGACTGGTGGCGTTCATTCGCGACGAAGTCTTTCACCTCACTGCGGCAGGCATCACGCTTACCGAAGTCCCTCTTCACGACATCATCGATGGAACACCAAGAATCTTCAACTGGACCCTTTGGAAAGGCGGACCTCGTGCCACCGGATCCCTATTCGTTGTTACCTGATCCCAGGCTAGCCGAATTAACGGATCAACAGAAGGTTTTCATATCCCACTACCTTCGCACCATGGATGCGCGAAGTGCCGCGGTTGCGGCGGGGATTAAGTACGATCAAGCACGTGAAATCGGCAACCGGTGGATTCGGTTGCCACACGTGGCTTATGCCATCGATTACGAAATCCAAGAGCGGCTGAAGCGACTTCGCGTTAGTGCGGACCGAGTCATCCTCGAGCTTGCATCAATTGCGTTCTCGGACATTCGAGAAGTAATTGACGTCGACGCAGAAGGCACGATCAGCCTAAAGGACTTGAAGGACCTGCCACCTCACGTTGCGGCGTCGATCTCGGAAATCAAGCAAACCACTGGCAAATCCACGTCTCTCAGCGTCAAGTTTTGGAACAAAAACGAAGCACTGGGTATGCTTATGCGACACATGGGTATGGAGGCCCCCAAAGAGGTTAACATTAACGGCAGTGTTAGCCTGGAAGTCAGTCAAATTCATAACGTCATTAAAGACATGACGGTTGAAGAGCTTACTGCACGTGTAGCAGAACTGGAAAGCCACAAAGCCGACCCAGAAGCCGATCACACCCTGGTGATAACAAATGGACAAATCGATCGAGCTGACTCAACTGAAGCTTGAGTTAGCTATACGAACGTACCGGGCACACCCGGAGCTATACGTTGAACAGGTGCTCGGTCGGACCATTACGCCCGCACAACGGGCCATTTTGCGGGCAGTTCGTAAACACGACAAGGTGATGGTCGCGGCCAGTCACGGTATCGGCAAAACGTTCATTTGCGGGTCGCTGGTGAACTGGCACTTCGACTGTTTTAAGCCCGGAATCACACTAACCACCGCGCCCACCGAGTCACAGGTAAAAGACCTGTTGTGGAAAGAAGTTCGTACCCAGCGCAAAGACAAAAGCGTTTTTTCACCACGTGCGCCGCGCATGGAAACCGCGCCGGATCACTTCGCCGCAGGTTATACGGCAAAAAGCTCGGACGCCTTCCAAGGACGACACGAAGAGTACGTACTAATCGTTTTTGATGAAGGCGTTGGCGTGGCGTCCGACTTTTGGGACGCGTCCGAAGGTATGATGACCGGCGACAACTGTATCTGGGTCGTGATCTTTAACCCAACCAACACCAACTCTCGGGCGTACCAAGAAAGCTTGACAGGAGACTGGCACGTTATCCACGTGTCGGCACTCGATCACCCAAACATACACGCCGAACTTCGAGGCGATCCACCCCCATTTCCAGCGGCGGTTAGGCTTAAATGGGTGCTTGGACGAATCAAGCGGTGGTGCAAGCGTCTGGGCGAAGACGAAATCATCACTGCAAAAGACTTTGAGTTTCCCCCTGGTTCGGGGGAATGGTACCGCCCGAATGTCGATTTTGAAACGCGCGTACTTGGTAGGTGGCCCAGCAGTGCAACAAACGCGTTGTGGGATGAAACGGTTTGTGCGGCTTGTGATATCCGACAGGAAATTCCGGACGAGTGCCCAGAAATTGGGTGTGACGTAGCTCGATTTGGTAACGATGAAACCACCATTTTTGTGAGACAAGGACCGGTGCTGTTACACGCTGAGTCTCACGGAAAGTCTAGCACTACGTTTGTGGCTGAAAGACTCAGAGCTCTGGCTGAAAAGTTTGCTGGAAAATACGACCCCAAAGAAGTGCCGGTTAAAATCGACGATAGCGGCGTTGGTGGTGGTGTTACGGACCAGGCATTCGGGTACAACTTTATCCCAGTTAACGGTGCGGAGGTTGCAGACCAGTCGAAGTACCCAAATAGACGCAGTGAAGCGTGGTTTGTTGCGTCTGAACTTGCTAACGAACGACAAATCGATTGGAGTCGAATCGATGAAGAGATCGTCTTTAGTCTAAAGCGCGAACTCAAAGCACCAACATGGAAGCTTGACAACGCCGGTCGTCGCGTGGTAGAATCGAAAGAGATCATCAAAAAGCGCATTAAAAGATCGACGGACTACGCGGATGGCTTCAACCTAGCGTACTACCGACCGGCGGTTGCGTGGCACAAACAGAAAGGATTTCTTGACAAACTCAAAGCTAGGTGGAAAAATAATGTTTAAATTTCCGTGGCGGTCTAAAGCCAAGCAGGAGGCAACCGAGCAAGCTCAACAGGCACTAGAAGCCGAAGTACAACGAGCTTATCAGCGAGGTTTGTCTCAGGGTCTTGGCGCTGGATTGGTCGGGCCATCTGCTAGTTTGCATGCAAGTCCAAGTGTGGTTCCGTATTTGCCGAAAGACAGCAAGCGCGAGCTGTATGGACTTGATAACCCGTGGATCTACTCGGTTTGGCACTCCACCTTGCGCCGCCCTGGAGCGCAGGTTAACCTTGCTGTACTGCGAACTTTGGCCGATACGTATGACGTAGTTCGAGCCTGCATCGAACACCTTAAGCGTGAGGTACGAACTACCCCGTTTCAAATCGTGCCGTACGACAGCACTGACCAATCCGACGCCACGACTCGAGACATTGAAGCCGCTTGGGAGTGGTTTCGACCAGGGGGCGGTTGCGGTGGCAAAGCGTTTAACCAACGCCGGTTTGAGATGCAAATTTTTGAAGACGTGTTGGTACTCGGCGCGTTTGCGGTGTACAACCGTTTTACGTATGGCGGTAAGCTGTATGAATCTTCGGCGATCGACTCCGCAACCATTCGTCCTCGGGTCGATACTTTTGGCTGGATCGACGAGGAAAACCCGTTTGAGCAACAAGTGCAAGGCGTGGCCATTCGTTCGTTTACCATGGATGAAATCACGTACGACGGTCTGTACCCGGTAACCAATTCTCCATACTACCGGTCACCGATTGAGTACCTGTTGCGGGTGGTGTATACCGCACTGAAAGCGGATGAGTGGAACACCACATGGTTGTCAGACGGCAACGTTCCGGACTCGCTCATTTCAGTGCCGGACACGTGGACGCCGGATCAGGTGCTTCAATACGCCGATTACTTCGACGCTCTGCTGTCGGGAGATTCACGCAACCGCCACAAGGTAAAGATCGTACCGGGCGGCACCAAGAGCGTACTTCAACAGACTCGAAAAGAAGCAGACTTTCAAGAGTTCGAGTTTTGGCTCATGCGGCGAACGTGTTCGATTTTCGGCGTTCAGCCCACCTCGATCGGCTACGCCGGTGACCAGTATAAAACCAGCCAGGAAAACTCGAACGACCAAACCACGCAGTTTGGTGCAGGGTCATTGCTGGCCATGCGTGAGGATTTGTACAACCGGCATCTCAGAATGCTCGGTTTTCCGCATCTGTGCATCAAGCACGTGTTTGGCCGAGATGAAAAGCCGAAGGACCGAGCGTTCCGACTGGCGGTTTTGGTGAAGTCGAACATCATGACGGTCAATGAAGCCAGAAGCATCGAAGGTCTGCCGCCGCGAACGGAGGGCGATATCTTGATCCCGATCGATGTACCGCTTAAGTTGCAAGAGAAGTCCATCGACAACGCGCGGGTATCGGCAGGGAGTAAAGGCGGTGGGCAGTCACCCCCCTCCGGTAAACTAGATACGTTCGGTACGGAACCTGGGACTTCGCTTACTGCGAACGATACCGGAGCCGGAGCGGGCGAACATCTCGAACAGAATATGCGTGAAGGCATAGTCTACAAAAATAAGTAAGATTGACGTCGTGCTCCGTGGTGCGGTACACTGTGGATAACGACGTAAAAGGACACCGTATGGAGCCAATCATCATCAACCGGTACGTACCATTCAACCGAGTGGAAGAGTCTGACTCTTCTGTCGTGGTTGAAGGGTACGCATTCGTCAACCAGCGGGTGGAGTCTGACCCTTGGAATCTACTTCGGAGTGCGATGGAAGAGGCTACTGCTGAGTACCTTAAGTTTCCCGCCATCCGAGAAATGCACCAACCCAGTGCGGCTGGTGTTGGCCTTTCGGTAACTTGGGACGAGAAGGGCGCGTTCATTCGAGCCGAGATTGTGGACCCGGTTGCCATCGAAAAGGTGCGAAAGGGAGTGTATCGCGGATTTTCCGTCGGCGTTCGCCCCCTGGTCCTGCGAGGTGAAGACGTCGTCAAAGCTAAGTGGTCTGAGACCAGTCTGGTAGATCGACCGGCGGACCCGGATGCGATCATGTCACTTGGACGGGTCGAAGACGATGCAGATGTGTCGCCGGTTATGCTTCGCGCTTCGTTTGCAGAGATTGCAAAAGCGGAGGCTCCGAATGCGCTTCGTAGCTGGGCGTCCAGTTGGTTGTGGGATTCGTTGTGGAGCATCGTGAACGGTTCGTACGGTGACAAGAGCGAGCTTATTCGAGCTACGTGCACGGAGTTCGCCGACTTCATGTGCAACGCTGTCGCCAACCCCGAACTCATGATCGGTCTTGATCCGGAAACGGAGCGGTCTGAATCGGAACCCACCATTCAACGCCTCCAGTCGGAGAACGCAACCCACCAAGCAAACGTTCAACGGCTGGAAAATGAGCTTGGGGAACTGAACGCCAAACTGGAGCGGGCATCTACCGATCTCGCCGCATCACAAGCCGCGCACAAGGAGTTGCTGAACAAGCCGATGCCGAAGCCGGTTATGGCTAACGATTTCAGCGGAATTGATCGACAGTTTCTGTTTGACCAAAACAATGCACGTAACGATGCGGTGCAACGTTTGCAACAGGAACTTATCGATCTGGTCGACAACAGCGCACCGGAATCGTCCGATGCCCGAATTAAGCGAGCTGATCGCATCTCACAGGTAAAACTCGAGCTTAACCGCTTGGGAGTTGACCCGGTCCGTTAAGGAAAACACAAACATGAATATCACACCAGCAGGGTTCATGGCTCCGGCTTTGCCGATGTCCGGGCCGATGGAACTCCCTCCCTCAATTCCTCTCATGAAGCGGTACGAATCGATCGAGATGCCGACCGATTT